CACCCCATCGTTCGATTGCTCAAAGATCACGGTATTGCCCGTGCCGATGCTGGTGACCTGAAACGATCCACCCGCATAGCCCGCCATGCTGGCGCTCACCACCACCGCCGCGCTGGTCGCGCTGCCGTTGGTGGTCATGGCGTCGATCACATTATCGAGCGACGATCCCCCCGCGCTGCTGATGCTCTCCAGCGATGCGACAACTGCAGCCGAAACGTGGTTTTGCCCATCGTAGAGCAGAGTCAGCACATCGCCCGGCGATGCCAGGAAATTGTAGATCCCAGCCTGTGAGATCAGCGTCTGCGAGACCACCCCATCGATCGATGCGAGCTTGAGGCGCACATCGCACGCGCTTAGCGTCGCCACGCGCAGGCGGATTTGCGCAGGGCCTGTAATCGTCAGCGCCCCGCTTTCAGACTGCCCCCCACCACTAAAACTAATCTGCATAGCTACCTCCTAAATCCACTCTTCGAAATTCAGCTCCCAGCGCGTTTGCAACGCATTGCGGCGCTCGAATGCTTTCAGCCCCTGGAAAAGGCCGTAATGAATGCGCCCACGCTGGCCCACGATCGCATCGGTGTCCTCGACCAGCAGCGCGGGAGAGGTCTCTCCCAGATCGAGCAGCAGTTCTTCGAGCGCATCGACCTCGGCAGTCGCGAGATCGCCCAAGCTGAAAGAGAATGCTCGCTTGCGTGCGCCCAGCACCGTCGAAAATCCGCCATCGGGCAGCGACGTTGCGCTGCCAGTGTCGATCACACGGCGACCCGCGCCCCATTCCATGTTGAACGTCGGCCGCCATGCCGCGCCCAACATCACCACTCCGGCCGACAGCGCAGTGCTGCCTGCGGGCTGGGTCACGCTGATGCGGATATAGCGGGCGCTGGTAGCGCCTCCGGTCCACAGGGCATGGGTGCGGCTCGGCGCGCGGCTGGCGCTATCCACGGCGCGCAGCGCGCCCGAGGCCTTGATCGTGGTCTCGGCATAGCCCGCCAGCCCGCCCGTGATGGTCCAGACAGCCCCTGCGGCTGGCGGCGAGACATAGCCCAGAAACACAGTATCGATCGACTGCGCCACGCCGAGGTCGATATCAATGGTCGCGGCCGATCCGACCGCGCTGTCGATCCAAACTTCTTTCGGCGAGCGGGTCAGCAGGTTTACCACGCCAGATCCACGCGACGCCGCAATGGCCGAGATCGAGATGGGCGAGAGAATGAGGATATTGGCCATCAGAGCCTCCGGATCACGCTAACGGTGGACAGGCCCGTGGTCGGATTATCCTGCACCCCGATTACAAACACCGCGAGGCCAGCATCATAGCCGAGCTGGTCTCCGGTGATGGTGATTACCTGCCCTAGATAGCCGCACCATGCGCCGATCAGTTGATGCTCGTCGATCACCAGCGGGCCGCCACCGGCGAGGAAAGCAACCTGCCGTGCGGCCTCGGCTATAGCATCGGCCTTGTTGGCAATGGTCGTGGCACGCTCGGTCGTTTGCCCGCTCGCCCCCCAGCGCGCGGCTAAGGTGGCATCGGTCGAAACCGCCCACAGCGTCTCAGCTATCAACCACTGGGCATAGAGAGGATCGACCGTGCTCATGCGGCGACCGAAAACTCGCGCGGCGCCGGATCTCTGGCAGGATCAGGCCAGCCACCGATGGGCGCATCCTCGCCCAGATCGCGCAGCAGGGCCGCCATGATCCGCGCGCCCCGGCTATCGGCGCTCAGTTCATGCCAGCCATAGCGGGTAGCAAATTCGATCAGCCGCGCGGCCAGCGCGCGCGTTTCAGCCGTGCCGCCATCGCCCAGCCCATAGAGCAACTCGCCGGTCTGCACGATGGTATCAACCGGCGAGGCCTGCCCAGCGGAGCGCGCGATGGCGGCACGGGCTGGGGCAGGCAGAGCGGCGGCGCTGGCGATCAGATAGGTGTTGATCGCAGATAGGGCGGCGGGGATGTCGGAAAGATATTGCATAGTCACTCCTTTGAGGCGCTGGCCTTGGCGGTGCGGCGGTTGACCTCGGCGCGGCGCATAGCCTCGCCTTGAGCGTGGACGGCGGCGGCGAGCGCAGGAGGATCGATCCCCAGTGCCGCAGCCTCCTCTACAATCAATCCATGGGTCAGCGGCACGCCGGACAGGATCAGCACCGCCTCGATCGCCTTGATCGCATGTGCGCGGGCGATGTGATCGGCGGGCAAGGCGTGGTGCGCTATCGCCACATCGTCGCGCACGAAATCTTGCGCCTTAATATCCCAGGCCTCGCCCACCTCGGGCATACGCGGCACACGCTGGGCACCCTTAGGCAGCGGACCATCGACATGGTGGAATGCCCCATTCAGAAAGAAAAATTCAGCCATCGCCATCGTTAGCTCCCTACCGCAGCGCAGTCGCCGCTGATCGTCCGGGGGACGGTCCCGGATGAATTGGCCATGAAGAGCTGATATTTTTGGACGCTGCCCGCTGTCAGGCCCGTGTCTGAATAATTGCAGGCGCCATTGCCCGAGTCACCTGCCGATGGGGTATAGTTGGCGCTGGATGTGATCGCGGATCCGATAGCTACATACGCGGCCCCATTCCAACGATACCACTGCGCTTTTACCGCGTAGCTCCCGCTAACAGCACTGGTGGTGAAATTATAATAAGCCGACAGCGCTACATTGCCCGATGGCCCGACGATTACGGTCAGCGTGTCTCCAACTGGCACCATAGTGGTCGATGACGTTGATCCATTGGTGGCTCCGGTAGCCGCCGTGCCACCGGAGATGCCAGTATTAGGCGCAGCAGCAGTATTGATCGTGATCACTACGTCGCTGGATCGACTAATCATGCCATAGGTGGCCGTGATCCGCACCCGCCCACTGGTGAGTGTGCCCCCGCTAGCATTGATGCTCAAAACCCCGGTGCCCGCTCCTATGCTGGCTGCCATTGTGCCAGACATCACCGCTACCGACCACGAGGATGATGAGGTGACATCGGTGCCCTGCCGCATGAGCGCATACGGCTGGGTGCGCGGTAGGGCATCAGTGATGGCCCCGGTATAGGCGGCGTTAATGGAGATAGTGCCTGCGCCCGTAATCAGGCTGGTGACATCGGCGTTGGCCTCAGGCTTGGTCACGCCCGTAATCACCGAAAAATCGCTGCTCGTCGCTGTTGCGGCCTGCCCAGTGATCGCGGCGGCGGTATGAGTGCCGGTCACATCAGCGTTATCCGCAGGCTTGCCCGATCCGGTCACGTAGGCCCAAGTCGCAGTCGTGGCAGCATCATCGATAGCCGAAACCAGCGATCCGCCATCGGAAAATGCGACATCATTGACCAGCACAATCGCCGCCAGATCGCCGCGTGCAGCTTTGGTCTGGTTTTTGCGATAGCCAACCTTACGCGTAACAACCGGCTTGAAGGTCTCCTTACGGCTAACCGACAGACTAATTGCCACGGCTATTGATGCACCCCAGGCCCATTCACGCAGCACGATCTGTCCATTGGCATCGAGCAGCCACAGCAGCGAGCTATTGCCCAGCAGCGTATCGATGACGCTGGCAGCCGTCGTGTATTCGTCCTCGGCCACATAGCCGACCGGCGCCGGTCGCGCCACGCGCGCCGCTGCCACGGTGCCAGTGGCAAAGGGCGTCGCAGGGCCTGCCTGCACGATACGCTCGACGATCTCAGCCGTGGTCTCGACATAGGCCCCACCGATCTCGCCGCGCAGGTCCGCCGTCAGATCTCCGGCAGGCTGGGTCCACCATTTGACGCAGGCGATGGATGGGCAAACTACCCCGCCACCCTGCGGTGCTGCAGCGGCCTGTAAAGCAGTAAAGGTCGCCGCAGCACTGCCCGCCCATGCCTGCATGGTGAGCGTAGCGGCGGGTGCGCCCTTATCACGCACGGCATCAATGCTCTGGAGCGGGCGCGATGGATCGGCGTAGGAATAGATGTTGTTGGCCTTATCGATGCAGATCCCGGCCAGATTCCAGATCCGCCCCCACACGCGTCGCTTAATCTTGCCATCCCACTCGGCTGGGCCATCCAGCCCACCTGTGCCGCCATAGCGCGCGCTCAGCAGTGGCTTTTTAAGATCAGCGGCAGGATCAGACAATACCAGCTTCAGCGCGGCACCATCCACCGTAGCCGACAGCACCTTGCCGGTCAGGCGCACAGGTGGCAGCGTGCCAACTGCGCTCTCCTCGCCGATCCGCACCGTGATCGGCGCATCAACCCAGAAATAGCCCGCCGCTGCCGCGAGATCAGCCTTGGAGCTGGGCGACCAGCTCAACTCTGCCGCCTGCGGCACACCTCCAGTGCCAAAATCGCCGCCATCGAAATTGATAGCGCACTGAAAGGCTGGCTGCGCGGTGATGCCTGCACGATAATGCTGCCCGCCATAATAATAGGGCGCATCGGCCCCGCCGCCTGCGAGGCGCAGCGCCACAGCCGCGCCCGTGGCCGCATTGCGCGGCGCCACATCGATCAGGATGACGCGCGCCGCCATCAATAGCCCGCCGCATCTTTGAGGCTGGAGGCAATATTGCCATTGGCGGCAATGGCCTTGAGATAGTCGAGCGAGAGGCCCAGCGCGCTAGCGATCTTGGCTAGCTGGTCATTGGCCTCATCCAGTTGAGTGGCAGTCGTATCGCTGGCCGTCATCGTTGCAGCTGCCGCATCTGCCGCCGCCTGGATGGCAGCATTGGCCGAGGCGATGGCATCGCGCGCGGTGTCAGAGATCAGTGTGCGGTCGGTCGCGAAATTGCCGGTGGTGCCATAGGCATCGCGGCTCACCGTGTTGAGCTGCTCTAGCAACTTGGCAAGCGCATCGCCCGCGCCATCCTTGCCTGCCGCAACATCCGCCTTGGCCGCATCAATCTTCGCTAGGATCGCAGCACGCTGATCAACAAGACTGCCCTCAAACAGTGACCCGCTGGTCATCTCGGTGATGAGGTCTTGCAGGCTGCCAACCTGCTCCTTGAGTAGGCTCTTCTGCAGGGCCAGGCGCTTCTCGGCATTCACCTGCTCAACCTTGAGCAGGTCAAAGCCATAGTCCTTGGCGATGCGCACACGCTCGGCCGCCTTGGCGTCCAGATCCTTGAACGATTTTTCCATGGTCGCGCCCAGCCCGCCGATGGCCAGCTCGACCTCCTGCACTTTGAGCGCCTCGGCCACCGCGCGCTCGATATTTGAGCTGCTGGCCAGAGCCTTCTGAACAGCCGATGAGAGGCCTCTGATCGCTCCATCCGCAATCGCGTTTTGAATGGCGATCATCACGGCGGCGGCGGTGTCCGTGCCATCGTAGAGGATGTCTGAACCGGCACCGTTCGGATAATATTTGTCACCGACATGCGAACTGCCGGAAGCCGATACGCGGAAATAATCCTTATACTGGCCAATACTGACCGAGAAATCGCCCACTGTAGTCGAAAATTTGGAGGCGATGGCATCGAGCGAGGATTGGATCGATGTCGAAATATTCGACAGGCCCGCCTGCACCTCGCTGGTGCTGGCCGTGGTCGATGCATCCTTGCTGGTGCTGGTGATGACGGTCGTGCCCGCCTTCGTGGGGGTAAACAGGTCGCCCAGCATGCCGCCGACCACACCACCCAGCACAGACCCCAGCGGACCAGCAAACTGTCCAAGGCCCGACGCAATAGTCTCAAGGCCCTTAGAAAGGAATTTCTCACCCATCTTTTGACCGATAGCGCCACCAACACTGGACCCTACACTGCTAGATCCACTGCCAAGGATCAGCTTGGAGGCGGTATTGCCCGTGAAGGCGCCCTGCAGTGCATCGGGTAGGCGCTTTTCAAGGCGGGTGAACACTGGCAGCAGCTTATCTTGCAGCCCTTGACCAACACTGATGCCAAGGCCGCGCATTGCTGTTGAAAGTAGGCTGGTTACCACGCCACCGGCGCCCGACACATTGGTCTTGGGCTTCGCAGTAACGGCGATCTCTTGGTTATCATTGGCGGGCACATTGTAATTTACCGGAATGCCGCCCTCGGCGGTTTCCACCACCTTGCCCACCGATGCCGCCGCGCCAGCGGACACCGGCGCGCCGTTGATCTTGGCCGTCGCAGCCAGCACCGCATCCGCAAAACTGGTCACATTGGTTGAGGCGCGGCCCATCGCCGATTGGAAGCCATCGCCCGCCTGGCTTTCCAGCGAGCGCAGGGCATCGCCAAACAGGCTCTCGGTGATCCGCTGCGACATGATGTTGACATAGCTATTGCCGATCGAGGCCAGCACATTGGCGGCGGACATGCGGCCCTTGAGCGCATTGGCCACCGTATCCTGCAAGGCAGTGCGCATCGATGTCACCGCCTGCACATTGGCTTGGATCAGCGCGCGCTGATCGCGCAGCACAAGCGCCTGCTCGCGCTGGGCCTGCACGGTCTTGAGCACCTGTTCGGTCTGCTCGGCCGAGAGCGGGTTCATCTTCTCCTGCAGGCCAAAAATCACCTGCAAGGCCGCCGCTTCATCCTCGCGCCCGGCGGCGGCCAGCTTATTGACCTGCGCCGCCTCCGCGCCTTTTTTGATGTAATCCTCAAACGGCTTGGTCATCTGCTGATTGATGGCATCACGCACCGTCTGGATATCGCCCAGCCACTTGGCCACATTGATGACCCCGCCGCCCTTTTTCGCAGCGCGCTCGGTAATCTCCTTCTGGATGGCGTTCAAATCCAGCAGCGCGGCATTGGCCTTCTGCACACCGCTCGGCAGATCGGCATACTGGTTGGCTAGCTTCGCAAGGCGTTGCTCGGCGCCATCTTCCAATTTTATGGCGGAGGCGGTAGGGTCATTAGGCTTCTTGCGGCGCTTCCTTGCCGCATCCTCTTCGGCCTTTTCCTGCTTGGAAATTTCTGCGACCTGTTGCTGCAACGCGGCCCCCACAAGACCTTCGGCCACTGCGCGTTGGCGCGCCTGCTCGATCAGGCCGCCTGACCCTTCATACTTCTTTTTGATCGCCTCAAGCGGATCAGCAGCCTTCTTGCCCTCCTCTACATCGTAAAGGCTCTGGGCAGTCGTGCGGCTGCTCGCCGCAGCCGCCAGCGCCGCATTCTGTTGCTTGAGTTGTTCCGTTAGCAGCTGGGTGCGCTTGCTAGTGCCTTGCAGGGCGCCGAATGCAGCTTCATCGCCGCCGACAGTGCCATCACCGCCTTTTGAGACATTCTTGGCCGCAATGGCTTCTTGCGCCAAGGCCTGTTCCAGCATGGCCTTGGTCGCATTCCGAATTTTCATTTCATTGGCATAGTTCGCATTCGCAGTTTCCAAGGCCTGTTGCGCCGCAGATCGCAGAGACTTAACCTGCTTATCCAGCGCCTCTTTCTGATCAAGGATCGCATTGCGCACGCCATCTTCGGATTTTGCGAAGATCTCCTTAGCGCGGCGCGTGGCATCAGTCTGCTGGGCGTTTTTCTTCAACTTTCCCAGCTCATCCTCGGCGGCCTCGCCAGTGTGCAGCAAACCGGAAGCAAAATTGGCAAGCAGGCTTGTGCCAACGATAACCGCAGCACCCCACGGCCCAGCCAGAAACGAAGCAAGCCCCGAAAACCGCCCGCCCATCTGCTGGACAGCATCGGCAATCTGGCCACCTTGGGTGGAGATGATCGAGCCGAGGCTCATCCCGCCCTGTGCCATCACAGCGACGTCTTGCATCTGGCGGCCTAGGTTGATGTAACCGGCAGCGGCCTGCTTATTTTTTCCCGCCGCCTGATCAACTGCCGTGCCATTGCCTGCGACAGCGCGCGCATGATCCTGCAACTGCTGGCGAGCCACAGCAATGGCGGCCGCATATTCGCGCTCGGCAATCGCGCCCGCCTTTAGCAGCTCTTCGGCAACGTCCATTTGCTGATTGAAACGCTGCTGGGCCGCATACATCGGGTCGATCGCCGCGCGCAATGATGACGCCTGCTGGGTCAGAGCGGCATCTGCCCTGGCATTATCATTGGCTGCTTGTGCCGCTGCACGCATGGCCCGAGCGACCTCATCAACGGCATCAGCTTTTTGTCGTGCTGCATTGGTCCCAGCGATCATCGCAGCGATCAGCTGATTGGTGGTGCCCGTATTCTGGGCAATCGCACTCACGGCAGCCATCATCGCACTGTTAATGGTGGCCCCAGTTGTTTGGGCAGCGCCATCGACTGCGTCCAAGCCAGCTTCGACCTGCCGCAGTGCAGTCGTGGCTGATGCGCTGTCGCCCGTGATCACAAGAGAGGTTTTAAGCGCCATCAGTCGTTTTCCATGATGCCATTGAGACGATTGCGGGCCGCTGCCTCCATAATGGCCAGATCGCCCCACAACTCTTGCGATAGGCCAGTGCCAGCGAGGCGGGCGGCGACGGCGGCATAATCAAGGCCTTGCCAATAGGTCGATCCATCCGCCCGCCCGATCATCCGCCACTGGGTCGATACCGCGAGGAAAGCCAAAACCGAGGGCCAGTTTTCGGGCCAAACCTCCAAGTCATCGCTGCGATCGCTGACTTCAAGGCGGGCAACGACTTCCTCGGGGATGCCAAATTCGCGGGCCTCCTTCGCGGCATTCGAATAATCGCGCTTGCCGCCGCCCGCCCAGTGGCGAGCGGCGAGTTTCAGTTTCCCACGCGAGCCTTGGCTACTGCCGAGATGTAGGCTCGCATCAGTGCGATCCGGACATAGGGCACGGCGATCAGCTGGTCGCGCAGGCCATCGGAATATTCGACCGGCTGATCATCATCGCCAGTCAGATCGGACATCGAGACGATCGCACGGCGCAGGGTGGCCCGCTCGCTTTGCTCGTTGGCATCGGCATCCTCATCGTCGAGCGGTAATACGCGGAACTTGGTCTTGAAGGTCTGCTCGACATGGCCGCCATCGACGGGGACCATGACCTTGACCGGATGGGTAAACGTGGGTTCGGAAACAACCTTGAACATAAGAACCTCTTAAGTGAGCGTGATTTTCCAGTCGTCATTGCCGCTGGTGGGCAATGGCAGAAACGAGAGCGGCCATTCGGCGATGCCATTTTGCTCCTGGTAAGAAGGCAGCAACTGCTGGGCATTGCTGAAATCGAGCCGAAATTTGGACCCGGCGACAGTGTGGTGCTGCAAGGCCACTGCCTGCTTGGTGCCTGCGCGGGCGATGGTGTAGGGGTCGTAAGAGGTGAGCGCGATCGCCTCGACCTGCGTCTTGAGCGAGCATTCGCGATCCACGATCCGCACCGCATCCGAACCGATCAGATTGCGCACCTGCACATCATTGCCAAAATCGAACTCCAGCGAGCGCAGAGCCATGGCCGTGGCGCCGATGGTGAACAGCGTGGTGTTGGTGCTGTTGGCGGCCTGCGGATCCTTGAATCCGGTGTAAACCGGCACCGGGCGCGCAGCCTCGGTAGGGATCGTGAACAGACTGGTCATGATAAAGGTGGCGACCGGAATGCCATTCGCATCGGCCTTGATGGTGCAATTGCCCCGCGCGCCAGTCATCACATGCTTGGTGCCATCCACGTCGAAATAGAGCGTGACCGACTCCATGTTCTTGGTGATCGGCGTGTATTCCACCTTCGTTGCGGCAGTCACCGTTTCGGCGGCGGCGCAGGCGCGCAGCAATGGCCCCCACAGCGGCGCGGTGCCCGCCGTGCCCGACCCGACCAGTTCGACCGAAAAGGTGATCATGGACTTGAACGCTGTCAGCACGGCGGCCTGCGTCCCAAGCCAGGGCGTTTCGATGTTGCGCTTGGCCACTTCTCCTTCCATCGGCTGGAAAGTGACTTCGCTCGCCAAGATCGCATTGGCAGCGCCCGTGGGCGTGGAGTCGGTGCCATAGGCGGTCTCGATCTTGGCGAGCAGCACCTTGGTCTTCCAATATTTGGGATCAGGCGTAGGCATTTATGCCTCCTTCGCGTTGAGGGTCAGCGAGCCATCGGCATTGCGCGTATAGCTGCCGCCCTGATCGGGCATGAGTTCTGCGCCGGATGCCTCCGGCAGGGTTTGCTCAGGCTGGGCCGTATTGAGCGCATCACTCTGCACCTCGGCATCCGCTGCCAGCACTGCATCGCCGGTGGGCGCGTCAACTGCCTCGGTCGTTGGTTTCTTCATGGTGTGATCCTCAGTTGATCATCGAGAGCAAAGTCGAGCTGATAGACAAGGCAGCTGTCCTGTGTTCCGGCCAACTGACCGGAAGACAGCAAAAACTGACCGGGACAATTGGCCGGTGCCCAGCCGCAAATCGCGCCGACCACACTGCGGAGCAACGGTGTGATTTCGTCGATCGAACGGTCGCCGCGCGCATCGCCCGCCACCCGCACGCACAGCACAATCGACACCGTTTCGATCACTTCCTGCCGGAACAGGCCGCTCGCCAGTTGGACTTTCCCGCCAGAGATCGAGGCGGGCAAAACGAAAGCAGCAGGCGTCTGCTGGGGTAGCTGCCCTCGCTCGACGAGGCGGGCAAAGGCGCTCGCTGTATCGATGCGCCCAGCCAGATCGGTTACCCGGTCCTTGAGCCGTGCGAAAACATCCTCGATCCGGAACAGGGCAACCGTCATATGAAGCCCCGCATATTTTCCGGCGTGATGTCGCGATCGCGGTCGGTCACCTCGACGCCTGCGCTGCCCGATGCTGCCGGAGCAACACCCGCAACCGGCAACTGCACAACACCCGTCGAGATCTTGGTCAGCGTCGCGATGGCATCGCGATAGTCGTCCTCGATCTTCTTGTCTGGCGCATAGACATGCAGCTTGTAGATCGCGATCGCGGCGGCGATATCGATCAGCAGCGGCGGCGTTGCCGACAGCGGCAAGGCATAGCGACCGGCGAGATAGCCATCGATCACGGCATCGGTATCCGCGAGGACGCGGCTAACGATTGCCGCATCGATAGTGCCAGCAGGCGGATCGGCGCGATCGGCAAGCTGGAGCAAGGTCCGGCTGCCGAAACGGTCGATCAACTGCTGTTGGCTGACATAACTCACTGGCCGCGCCCCTTATTCGTCGATCTTAACGACGAGCTGATCATCCGAGCAGATCAAGCCGATCTGGTCCTCGGTCAGATCGGCCAGATCGAGCGGCGCAAAGCGTGGGCCAAACTGGATGCCCGCACGCCACCGACCCTTCTGGCTCAGCGATCGCACCTGCATGGTGCGAGGCAAGAACAGACCACCCTTGTCGCCGGTCAGGCCTTCGCCCACGCCAGCATCGCCGCCAGCATCGCCGGTCAGGCCTTCGCCCGCACCATCCTCGCCGCTCGCGTCGCCGGTCGAGCTTTCGCCCGCGCCAGCATCGCCACCTGCGTCGTCGGTCGAGCCTTCGCCCGCGCTAGCACCGCCGCCCGCATCGCCGGTCGAGCCTTCGCCCGCGCCAGCATCGCCGCCCGCATCGCCGGTCAGGCCTTCGCCCGCACCATCCTCGCCGCCCGCGTCGCCGGTTTTGGTGCCCTCGGCCGCCAGCTGCATGCTGACGGCCCTTGCTTTCACTTTGTGCATGCCTCAGCCCTCCCTTACGCCAGCCACGGCACGACCAGCACCTCGGCGGTGCCCGCCCAGGGGTTGGTTTCGCCACCGTTCACCAGTTGCGAGGCGACCACCGCGCGGGCGGCCTTTTCGTTGGACGGGCCAACCACCAGCAGATTGGGCATGATGCCCAGCGGGCGGCCATAGTCGCCCTTCATGCCAGTGAGCGCGACACGGCCAATTTCATAGTTGGCAGCATTGAGCGTCTGCTTCGATCCCCAAGCCTGTTGCCAGAAGCCAAAGCCCACGTTCATGCGGGCATCGACACCATAAACAAACTCGTTGCGGTCAAAGACGTTGTCATCGGTCACCTTGTCCTTGGCCACGATGTCGCCAAAATCGCGGCGCACCTGCAGGATCAGCGGCTTGATCACGCGGTTGGTGTCGAGCAGGAACCACGGCGAGCCTGCGCCACCATCGGTGTTGGCCACCATGATCGTGTTGCCATTGGCGTCGAGCACCGGATGGTCCACATCGAAGAAATACTGGCCATCGTAGCAATTGGTGGTGAAACCAGCGAGCAGCAGCCCCCAGATCAATTCCTCGGGCTTGGAGGTCGCGCTTTCGCCGATGCTTTCGAACATCGTGGAATATTGGCCCAGATCGTCCGTCTCGATGTCATCGCGATCCACGCCAACGGTCAGTTCCCAGCGCTTTTCCTTGATCGAATAATCGCTCTCGGACAGGTTCTGCACCACACGGTCGCCGATCCATTCGCGCACGCTGGGCAGCTTATTGAGCCAGCCATAGCGCTGCTCCTTTTTCGTGGCCTTCACCAGCGTCACGATACGAGCAGAGCTTTTGGCCGCGGTGCCCATCAGGCCGCGCTTGTAGGCGGCGTTGAAGCCGACCCGCAGCTTGTTGAGATTCTCAGTGGTAATATCCATGGCTGCGATGCTCCTTAGAGATACTCGACCCAGACGCCCGAGGCATCCACGTCGAAACATTTGCCTGCGGCCGGGCGCGTGCCGCCGCTGTTGGTCTTGGCCACGGTCTGATCATCGACCACGTAGACGGTGGCGGTGATCTCAGTCCGCGCGATCAGATCAGCGGCGGCCGAGTTGCCAAAGCGGAAGATACCGCGATCGACATCCACGCTCACGGCGCCATTCGCGCCCCCCGTGTTGTCCACCTTGGCCTTGGCCATGCCGATGGTGATATTGGCGGCGGTGGCGGTGGCGGGCACTGCAAAGCCAGAGGCATTGATCTGCACCTGCCCGCCCTGCTGGATCACCGCATTGGCAGCGACCGGGACAGTGCGCGTGCGGGGCGTGAGGCGTGCAGGTGTGTTGCGCGCAGCGGTCAAAGCAACCATTAGAGGGCCTCCTGCATCTGGCCGCCCTTGGCGAGTTCGGCCCTGTAGTCTTCCCCATTGACGCCAAAGATCGCGATCACCGTGCGGTCATCGCGGTTCAAGGCGCCGCGCTGCACAGCCATCGCGGCATCGCCACTGCTCTGGTGCAGGGTGCCATTGATCACGGGCAGCTTGTTGATCAGCGCCTCGGTCTTGGCGGGATCCTCGCTGTGCATGGCGATATATTCGTCGCGGCACGGCTTCACACCCACACGGCCAGCGGCAATCGCGCCATCGACAAATGCGGTGGCCGCAGCCAAGCGACCGTTGACCAGCAGACCATTGAGTTGGTTAGTCACCTCGCCCAACTGGCTTTGCAGCGCTACCACCGTGGGGTGGGTCAGCAGATCCTGCGAGCACAGTTCCTTCTGCCCGCCACTCATTTTCGCCGCGAGCGCTGCCTCAATGGCCGCATCATCGGCGCTGCCGTCGAGCCCAAGCAGCTCGATCAGCTTGGCTTTCCAATCCATGTCTATTTCCTCCGATTGAAGGGACTTCATGCCCTCAAGGTTTGGCGTATTGGTAAGGCTGGCGCGCAGCACGCGCAGGACATTGCCCGCCTTGTCGTGCATGACCACGGGGCTGATGCCGGAATAGGCCCGATCTTCCATCAGGGCGCGGCCAGAGGCGTTCCAATCGACGCGGCCATAAATGCCGTCGTCGCGCGGCGCCATTTCAACGATCCAGCCCTTCGCGGGATGCGGCAGACCAAGCGCCGCGCCCTTGTCGGTCACATGCGCCTCATCGAGCGGCAGCTTGGCATTGGTCGGCAACGAGGCAGCGCAAATCGACTGCGGCGCGGTCACACGATACGGGCCACGCCCATCGACGGTGCGCACAGTGCCGAGCGGCAGCAGCATGATCCACTCGGGAACATCACCTTCGCCTGAGGCAATAGGCTGCGCGGAGCAGAGAGCTTGAGAGGTTGCGGTCTTGGTCATCGACGGCTGTTCTGCCCGTCGCCCCGACCAAAAAATATGCCCGCCAGCGCGGGCCAGAAAAGCTCGCGCTGGCGGGCTATGGGAGCCTGATGGCCCGAGCCGCTTTCAAGGTCAAGATGTCAACTATCGTTGCCCAGCTTATCGGCGAGGTGATCTTCCACGATCCCGATGATTTCTGGCTCATCCTTCTTGGCGGACACACCCAGCCAAACGCGCGCGGGAATATTGCCCCATGGCAACGAGCGGCCACGGCGATCAACGCCAAACTCGCCCTTGCTGGCCCCTTCCTGCATCACACGCGAGTAAATCAAGGCCGATCCGATGACTGCCTCCGATGCTGTTGCCTGGCCAACGATCTGTCGCGAGAGCGCGCGGCCTGGGCCAATCAGCACGCGGTCAAGATTACCATAGCCCAGCCGCTTATACCGATCGAGCGTGGATTGCTTCTTGGGCGCCCAGGCATTGCCATTAGGATCTTGCCCATCGGCAAAGCGCTGGCGGGTGGCCTGCACCATATACTCGACAATGTCGCGATAGACCGGCGTCATATCCTTCAGCACCGCGATGGCGTCGCGGATGGCTTGAGTGACCGCGCTAGACTTGAAATTTGTCGTGATCATCCGTATTAAGCCTCCAGCACTGATATCGCTTTCCCCCATACGGTGGGGGATCGGCAGGGACGTAAGAGCGGGATCAGGGCTTCCCTTTACCGATGAACATGGTCTTGAGAGACAGCGAGCGATAGGCACGGTTTATTGCCAGTGTGACCGTGTAGCGCTTGCCCGCGATCGCCCGCGTGTAGTGGATTAGCATCTCACCGATATCTGACACGTCCGGGCCAGTGATGGCATCGGGCTGTGAGAGAATAGCGGGCAAATTAGCATAGTCTGCGGCTGAGACCGGAACTTGTCCGCGCGGCGCTTCTGTGGCTGCATCACCATGATTGGACTTGATATGGCGCACAGCATCAGGTGCCAGCCTGAAGTCAAAACCTGAAACATTCCGCCCAGCCAGTGCCAGGATCTCATCAGCCTGTGCCGATGGCACAATGCCCAGCGTGCGAACAACCGCCCCACCTGCCGGAGCGCGTTCATCCAAAACGGCCTGGGCGAAACGACGCGCATCATCGGCAGTGCTGGGCAGCGCTCGGTAGCTTTGTGATAATGCATCAACCTGCGGCTGCGGAAGGCTACTCATAAAGGCCTTTGCTGTGGCATAGTCCCAATTGCGAACTTTCCCAGCCATCGCGCTCACTGTGCCTGCCACGCTGGCACCGGGCGCATAGGACCAGCCTTTGCCTATACCCATCATCTCGCCCGTCTTGGGATCGCGCTTCTGCCAGTTGTCGGGCAGCGTTTTGGAAAGATCACCCCCAAGACGCGCCACCATCCGATCTGAACTAGCGCCGACAACATAGCAGGAGCAGCCCCAGTCCGATGGCGGATAATGGGTCACCCAGAATTGATGGCTAGGCGGCAGCGCGAGGCCGGTCCAGGACAAATGCTCGACACGCGGTTCACGGCTCGCCCCATGGCGATAGATCCAGTATTTGAAATCACCATCCAGCAACTGGGCATGTCGCCCTGCGGCGTAGGACGTGTAAGAGTTGGTGCGGTAGATCACTCCGACGCGCCACGCCTCCCCTTTGACCGATCCCTCGCCGGTCCATCCTGTCCAACCGTTCTTGGCTACGGTATCGCGAAAGTCGCGCCGGAACTCCTCAATGCCTCGCCCCTCGGCAATAGCCTTGTCGGTTGCTGCGGCCAGATCGGTCAAGAGATCGGCCTTCACCGCGCCCGCGACCATAAAGCCGGTGTCATGGTCGGCCCCCTCCATGTCATCCCATGCCGTCGTGGGCACGAGGTTGCCCAGCTTCTGGCGCAAGAATGCCACTTGCTCGGGGAAGGGTTGGGCAAATGCGCCGGACAATGTAGACGGATGTGGCACGGTGGAACCTCGATTGCCGCTAGGGGCGTTTTAAGAAGGGCTAAGAAGGCGGTTTGAGTGAAATCCGGTGCCCGTGTGGCGCCGGTGCGCTCAAAACGCCTCCTTGGCGAAATATGGGCAGGTTAGGTTGGTAGGGGGCGATTGGAGATGATCAGCTCTCGCGCCGGACGCTGCCCACCGCCAACACCGTAGTGCAAACTGACCTCGGCCTGATGGTAGCCACGGAAGATTTCGCGGATCTCGGGCACGTCGTTGATCGAGAGAATGAAGCTGCCCTGGATCTGGCCAAGCAGATCGGCGATCCTCTCGAAATCGGCTGCCTCGAAGAGGTTCTTGCCATAGTCATCTGTGCAGCCCCAGTAGGGCGGATCGAGATAGAACAGGGTATTGGGCTTGGCATCATATTTGCGGATGCAGTCGGCGTAAGGCAGGCGCTCGATCAGGACACCGGCTAGGCGCTCGTGCACATCCTCAAGGATCGGCACCAGCTTGGTCAGGTTGAAGCTAGCACCAGACGTATAGCTCACACCGAAGCTTTGCTTAACAACCTTGCCACCGAAACCAGTGCGCTGGAGGTAAAGAAAGCGCGCGGCGCGCTCCAGATCGGTCAGCGTATCGGGATCGACATTCAACAGGCGGTCGAACTCGGCGCGTGAGCAGAGTTGCCATTTGAGCGTATCGAGCAGCTGCTGATAGTGGCGCTGGAGGAGGCGGAAGAGATTGACCACATCGCGGTTGATGTCGTTGATCACTTCCATTTTGGGCTTTGCCTGCCGCCTGAAGAACACACCGCCCATGCCGACGAAGGGTTCAACATAACGCGCATGCGGCACCGCCGCGATCAGATCGGACAGCTTGCCCGCAAGGCTGCGCTTGCCCCCCTGCCACGGCGCCGGTGGCATCGTGGGCTGGATCGGCATCAGAGCATCATTTTCATCATTTCCTACAGTCATGATCGTCACCTAACTGGCTCCGCCGTCGAGGCCGGGGGAGCCGACGGGCTGGCGCGTCAGCCCAAGGTGCGAGTTGCAGCTCGCGGTTAGGGGCGTTGGCGCGCCCCTGCCGCCCCCGTCAGGAGGCAGAACTCTCATCCACCAGATCCGAGCGCCCTGCCGCATGCGCGGCGCCGTGGCCCTGTGCCAGCACAGTCGCCAGCGCGGATGCATCGAGATCCGGAAAGGCCAGCATCAGCATCTGCCGGAACTCCGCCAGATCGCTGGCTTGCTCCAGCATTGCCTCGATCGAGGCGAGCATAGCGTCGATCGCCGGTTGCCCTTCCTTGGCCATGCGCTGCGCGATCAAATCAGCCGGATGTGGATTGCGCTTAATAGCAGCGAGCTGCTGAGCCGATTGGGGCGCGATGATCGTGGCACCGGGCAGCGTCTGTACCATGCTCGGAGTGGTGCTAGGCGCTGCAGGCTGCAATAATTCGGCGCCCGGATCGGGATCGGCCAACCCCAGCTTGTCGCGCACTTCCGACGCCTGAACGCGCAAGCCCAGCGGCACGAGTATGCCAAGACTTTCGGTCAGCTGCTTAAGGTCTTCCTGTTGCGGACGGGCAATGATGACGCGCGGATAGGCTTTGGATGGCCCAAAATTCAGATCCATCCAGGGACGGATAAGATAGCGGTTGATGGTGGCAGCCAGAGCTTTGCAATCGGCCTGCTCGATATCCTCCTGCACCTTGCGGTGTTCCTGGCTAACGGCATGACCACCCGAAATCGCATCCGTGGTGGTGGTCTGACCCAGCACCGCCTTGGATACCTGCATGTCCAGCCAGTTCGCGCGGCGCTCATACAGCTCGGCGCCAGCCGTCACATTCTTGGCCTCGATAAACTCGATGTCCATACCAGCCGGAATGATCGCGGCACAATCGCCCGCAATATTGGCCACTGCGCGGCGCAACGTGGCCTTGTCCTCTTTCGACGCGCTTTCGTGGAACCGACCGATGCGGACAGGCTGGCCATAGGTCTGCGTAAAGATCGCCCAGTCGCGCTGCGTGAACGCCTTGAACATCCATGCCCATGCAACCTGACGCGCAAGGCCGCTACGTGCAGGCAAGCCGCTTTTTGCCTTGATCTGGGCATAGATGAACTTGAAGGGCGGAAGCGGTTCAGAAACGCTGTTTCCGTCCAAACCACCACGGATCATCGGCTGAACCAGACGCTTGCGGTCGAAGGTAAACCACCGCTGGTCCCAGCGCTCAAGGCGCTGCGGCATCCACTGGCCTTCCGACGTGTCCCAGATGATCTCGGTGAAGGAGAGGCCCTTACCGACCGCGTCCAGTATATCGAAGGTTTCGTCAGACAGTTCGTCGCGCTTAAGCCAGTCACGCACCATATCGGCGCGGCGAACATCCTCTGCATCATCGGATGCCGCCTCGACAGTGGCATCAACTTGCGCCACGCTGCGCTTGCGGGTCGCCAGCACACCGGCATAATGCAGATCGCGCTCCTCGATCAGCTCAGCCAGTTCGAAATATTCCAGCGGATCGCCCTGATCTGCCGCACGCAGGATATCGGCCAAGCGGGCCGGATTAAGACCATTGGCCGGATAGCCCGCGATCGAGGAACGCACGCCCGTGGTGGATGCTTGCGCCAGATCCTGCGTCAGCACATCGCGGCGAAGAGGTTGCCCCCACTGGTCCACCAGCACTGTCATCACCTGCTCCTCAAATCAAAATGCGCGGGCTTGCCCGCAAACTGTCAATGGTAACTGCGGCTATGCAGGCGCGCGCCCAGCGGGCCGCGCCATTCGTCGGTGTCCTCATCATCATCGTCATCGCCATTCCACGGGTCATGTCGTGTCTGACCGACCGGCTCATAGCCGTAGGAAATCGCCCCCTGCCGCGAAGCGAACCATGCCAGAATGCCCGCAATCGCGGTGTCGCCGTGACGGTCCAGCCCATCGCTGCCCTTATACCGTGCGCCCTCGGGCACGCGGATCACGCCATTGACGAACTGGAGCGCTTGATGGTCGCGCACGATGTCATCATCCGCCGCGATAAACACCGTGCCATCGCCGATCGCCTCGACATAGGGCGGGCTGTTCTCCCGATACCACTCGGCATGCAGCTTGATTTCGGAAACGCGTGCGCCCCACTTCTGCGCGGCAACCTCCGCCAAATAGGCGCCATTGCCGGTAGCATCGAAGGCGGCATGGCCGAAATTCGGAATCCGCTCGCCGACATAGAACAGGATATCGCGCTGCGTTTCGAAGGGCACATTGCGCATCTCGATCACTAGCCGCCAGCGCCGCACTAGATCCTGCTCGAGCGACTGGACGATAAGGTCGCTGCTGTCGCCGCTGCGCGCGAAATCCTGCCCCATGTCATGGCGGCGGCGCACATCGAGCTTTTTCAGGTGTGGCAGGACATGCGTATCCAGCCATTCCTTGGTCATCGCCTTGCGCAAGGCCTTAGGCGCAGTCTTAAACGCATCGGGCAGAACGTAGCGGATGACGGGCACGTCCGGCGCGGTCGCCTGCTCGATGATGGTCCGGCTGAGCGCGGCCCCCTGCGCATCGGCGGGGATCGCATCCAGCTCCTGATGCATCTGGGCAAGGCGCGTGCCGTAAGCGCTGCGGATCTTGGCTTCCCATTCCGCTTCGGCGGCGGGGGAATAGGTCCAGCCCTTCATCAGGCAGACTCGCTTGTAAAGACCGTTCTCAACGGCCTTTGAGAAGGGGATGAAGTGCAGCGAGAACGGGTTCTTACCCGCCTTAGACTCGTTGATCAGATCGTTGAAGGCATTGAGCACGCCGTTGTGCGAGGAGATCACGCGCACCTTGCCGCCCCAGATCAGCAGCGCGTTCACTGCGTCAATCACCTCGCGCACGTCGGCATGGAACGCGGCCTCATCGATTACCACCACACCCTGAAGGCCACGGATGTTCTCCGGCCGCGAGGACAGCGCCTCAACGCGGAAGCCGCTGGCAAAGGTGACGCGGAAGGCGGAGATATCGCGCGAGGATCCGTCCTCGCGCTCGTCCTTGAACAGGAACTCCTCGATCTCGACCAGTTCCTTGGCCACAACCTTGGCGAAGTGGGCGACATAACCGATGAACTCACGGCCCTTATCCTTGGTATCGCCGATGTAGAACACGTTCGAGCCACCGGCCTTGCGCGAGGCGGCGGCGATCAGTGTATCATCGAGCGCCTCGGCAAAGGTGATCCCCGCACGCCGCCCTTTCTCGGCGAGCTTCATGTCGCTCTTATCTTCGAGCCACTCGCGCTGATGCTTCATCAACACGCCTTCGGCCAGCGGGTCGAGATCATCGGGAATTTCTGCGCCGCGCGGCAATTCGCCGGGCAGCGGCGCGGAAGGATCGCGCGACAATACCGGCGCGGTCGCCACCGGCGGCGTCATCGAGGAGGTGGAGAGCAACTGACCGGTCACGCCTGCGCCTCCTGCAAATGGGCGCGCAACTGTTGCCCCAGCGCGGTGAGCACATAACGATAGCCCGCGCGGTGGATCAGCCCCTTATCGATCAAGGCATTTGTGAGCAGCCAATAGCCGCGCCCGCGCTCGCCAAGGATGGTTTCTGGGTGCCCGCGCAACACCGCGCGCCGCTGCGCAGGCGTGAGGCAGGCGGCAAGGGTAGCGATGTCGGGTGCATCATCGGGCAAGGCGGTCATACGGCCCCCTTTGGTCGTGTGACCATACGCATCGAGGAGGTCATGCTGGTGATGCGCAGGGCACTATCGCGCCCTTTGCTGATCCGTAGGTCGAGCCGCCAGCCATTGGGGTAATCGGCCCGTATCATTCGGATGCGGCCATTGCTGCCATAATAGCCGATCACGCTGGTCGGCGATGCCCCATCGCCCAGCGCGCCGCCGAACCCCTGCGCCAGTAGCGGCGCATAAGTCTCGATATCCAGCGCCACCTGATAGGGCTTGCTTCGCGCCTTTGCCTTGGCCCGCGTCATGCTGACAGCCCCAAGACGCCACGCCGGATAGCACGGATACGCTCTTCGGACAGGCCAGCCTCGCCCGCGATCTTGACGGCGGCGTCGGCGGCATCGCTCTCCGCCTTTTGGCGCTCCAGCAAAGCCTTGCGGTCCTCCTCCTCGCGTTGCTCCTGCCGGTCGCGGCGCTGGAGTTCGGTTGTGCGCGCCAGCGTGGACGACAGGCGCTGCAGAGCCAGCGTGGCCTTGCCCAGCTCGGCAGAGTTGGGTTCATCGTCGCCCATCACCATTTCGATGATGCGGTGCTTGAGCAGCTCGACCGCCGCGATCATACTGTCGCTGCGTTCGCCCGGTGCTAGGCGTGAGAGCACCTCGTTGGTGATCTGGCGGCTCGCCTCGATCTTGCGCATCTCGATTGCGATGCGCACGGAATGCCGGTTGAACGCGCCGACGCTGATCCCCTTCACCCCACGGTCGGCGAGGCGCGCGTTAAACTGCCGCAGGATCTCTGTCTGCGGCATCTTGCGGTCGCGCAGCGCGGTGTTCGCCCATGCGATATCCTCATCGCAGACCTCTGGCAGCCGGTCGATCGCCGACAAATAGCCGCGACCCTCTCGCCGATCAGCAGCGGGGCTATCATGCGGATCAGTCATGATACTGCACGACCTGCACAGGATCAGCCAATACAGGCCCATCGCCCTGTTCAACAGGCATGTTCAGGATGAACCAGCCAAGCAGCAGCGATAGCAAGACGCCGACAGCAGCAGCCTCCAAAATGATGGTATACCCACGCCCCATGATTATTCCTCATCCATAGGCGGCGTTACACCTGCGAGCAGCGCGCGGCGTTCCACATGATCGCGTCCAGTGCGTGTAAGGGTGGCAATACTGACCTCACCCATTCCGCTAATGGTCTCGCTGCGCAGATTGATCGCGCCGAATTCATCCAAACGCCTCAACTGGTTTTCGACCCAATCGCGGGATCGACGCATGCCCAGCGCATCAATAATGCGCGAGATCGAGAGGCTGTTGAGGCGGGCATCAGATTGTCGGGCCAGTTCAGCCAGGATCGCCAGACGCGCATCTTCCTGACACCGCTGCTCATAGCTGCTCATGGCTTGCTCCTCAGGAAATCATCAATGCGGTGCACAGTGCGCCCGATGCCATCGACCTCTGTCTTCAGGGAGGCGATGTCTGCTGAGACCTTGTGCAGATCATCTTTGGTCGGCAGGTGGCGCATATCATCTTCGACGCGCTGAATGCGTCGATCATGAGCTTTGAGGCCGTCAAATGCCTCATCAACCCGACTATTCGCCAGATCGACCCGGCCACCCAAATCTTTCGCAGGGCGGCTGATCCAGAGATAGAGACCGTTCCCGATGCCCATCACCAGCGCGACCACGGACAGCCATTGATTAATAGGCGCGAGATCCACGCAGCATCCTTTCAAATAGGTTTTGACAGTCAATGCAGCGCTCAGCCGACGGCAGCGCCGCCTTGCGCGCTGCGCCAATGGGTTCATCACAGTCGATGCAAACGTCTTCGCCTTCCTCTGCCAGATGGGCGCGGATGCGCGCGATTGCGCTCTCGCACTCCCGACTGACATTGGCCTCGGCAGCCTCGATCATGCGGTCGGTGACCTTCATTTCGGCTTCACAATCTGATGCGCCAGCGCCAGTTGACTATCCGAAATGCACACCTCCTGACGGGTGGCCATATTCTTGATCTTCCATCCGTCTTTCGAGAGGATGAAAAAGATCATTTGGCCCTGCTGATTAGGGCCAAGGGCATATGTCGTGCTCATCGGCCCTCTTCCGGGCATGCCAGCCCCTTTACCCCGCGCCGCTGGAAAAACCGGCAGAGCCGCCCACCAGCAGACGATAACTGGTCGCCCCAGCTTTCCACCGCCGCGTTGTAATGCGCTTCGGCAGACGGATCGGTGGCGATAGCATCACTGGGCACCGGCTTGGCCTCCGTTGCCGCTTGCAGATCGGCAACCGGCGGGAAACCGCCCGATGGCGCGCAGCCGCTCACAAGCAAGGGCATGAGCAGCAGGGCTGAGATCGCCGCCACGCGGCGCATTGTCGATCGCATGGGAAAGCTCCTGTTCAGATTTGGTATTGGCGGCCGCATCGCGCACACGCTCGGCGGCGGCGGCATCACGCGCCGGAGCGGCAGCAGCCTCAACCTTGGCCTCATGCCGAGCAATCACGGCACGATCATGCAGGGCAAGCCACAGGCAAGCTGCTGCCAAGGCGACCATGGCGGCGACCACGCGCCAGTTGCGCAACAAGATATCGGGGCTGATCATTGGCCGTCCTTGGGCGCTGTGGGTGCACCCGACTGGACATGCTGCAACACCTGCCGTGCCAGATCCTGCGCTTGAGATACCTGATCGCGATCCATACGGTTATCGCGCCCGGCTACTGCGAATCCTACCCACCCAGTCACCACGATGGCCGTGGCGAGGGATTTGAAAAATTCGTCATGGCTCAAGGCTGGCACAAAACTGAGCATCATGAGGATAGCGCAAGTCTGCACAAACAGTGCAACAGCATACCATCCGCGCTGATCAGGCCAGCCCGGCCCGAGCCGATATAACCAGTCCCAGAAGGTCATACCCGACCAACCCCAAGGTTGATGCGATTGACCAGCCAGCCGTAGAGGAAGGCCTCTTGACTGCGGTCACCCTCGGCCAGTGCGATATACCGGGCGCCTTTCAGGATCTGGATGCCCTTGATCAGCACGCTCTCCCCATCGGACCCACGCAACGTATGAAACGACCGCAAGGCCTGAACCGTCATCGAGCCGATGCGGCCATCCACCTCCATGTCGGGATAATCGGCGCCGCCCCGGTTGAGCGCGTTAAGCAGGCGCTGCAGCCAAGCACCGGGCACTGATGCGCCCATATTGACCGCCACATCGAACAAATGCGTAGCCAGATCGGGGCATTCCACCGCGATCCGGTCCAGCCCGATCTCCAGCCAATAGCGCTTGCGATAGATGTCCTGCGCCACAGGACGCGGCAAATCGCGCATCGCGCCAGTATAGCCATAGGCGCGCGCCACCGCTTCCGTGATGCCCCAGCGCGTGGCGCCGCCGCGATCACTAGGGTGGTCCACAAAGCCACCCTCGGTCCCGATCACCCGATCAATCAACTGAAGGACATTTACCGCCATCTCTGCCACCTGATTTCCCAAGAAATCGGGGCACGATGGAAGTATCGGCCCCGCTGATCATGGGGTCACGATGGCGCTGATAGATGGCAAAAAATATGCCCGCCGAAGCGGGCAGGAAACTAGAGGAGGTCTAGTTGCAATGGTGATCTGGCCTTTTTTGGCCGTTCTGGCAAGTCCGTCTCTCTCTTGAACAGCTTTCCGACACCGTTTTCTGTGATGCCCAGCTTCCGCGCAATGGCTGCATCAGACAAGCCCTGCTTACGATAATACAGCGCCCGCTCACGCCGGGCCAGTGGTGCACGGATAGTGGCTGGGGCGAGTTCGCGGCTCAACTTATCAGCCGAAGCTCGCCCCACAGCTTGCACCACAGGATGATCATCACCCATGTGATACGAGACATAGATGCGCGTTCCCCCCACTGCCTGGGCGAGGTGCACAAAGCCTTCTTCGCCCAGGATATTGCGCAAATGGAAGGTCAGCCGATCGTGATGCATTATCCTGCATCCTGATCAGGGCCAGCGAGCAACCATGCGCGGGTTGTATGACGGCCATCATCATCGCAGACTGTCACAACCGTGTCCTGCCGAACCACATAAACGAGACCATCGGCAAGGATTAAAAAGTCCCTGGTCGTGATCGATCGGGCAGCCTGATAAGCGCGAGCGAGCGAGTTAGCCAAAAGGCCTCTCATCGCGCCAGCATCAATGGCGCCAGACCGCTCCAGCCACCGCATGAGCGCATGGTTAGAGATTACAGGTCCATGATTTGGGATTGTCCTCACAGGCTTCCCTCCTGATCAGCGGAGATCGCATCCAAATCGGCAAAGACGCGCTCGATCTCGGGGCGCTTCTTGAGGATGAGATGAGCGAGCCCTTGTGTAATCCCGCCCTCGGCACCAACCCGGCCAAGGATATTGGTCAAGTCCGCCAGAATCGCATTCTCCGCCGAGGCGTGAATTTGCCCAGTATCGTCGGCATACGCCTGCACTGCTTTAGCCATGTGCGGCGCCTCCATGCTGGCGCAACATATCGCCCAGCGCCTTGGCCAGCCGTTCATAATGCTGCGCGGTATAGCCGGTGGTTGTCTCCGCCGTGTCGATCCCGCAAAGGCGGAACGCGGCTTGATCAAGCGTCCACCCCTCGGGTGCCACACCCTTGGCTTTAAGCTGGATCAAGATTGCAGAGCAGAGCGAAGCTTGCAGGCCAAGCGGTGATAGCGGGCGTTGGGTGGCGCGATCATGCAAAATCCATCCCGCCCGCAGCGCCATGGCCTTGAGCGCTTCGATCAGGCGATAGGCATCCCCCTGCCGCGCCCATACCAATTTATCGCATCCAAGCTGGCGCTTGGCAAAGGCCTCCAGCGCTTGCTCAGAAGGATTGTGCACGGCGCCCAAGTGATAGAGCGAGATCCACATAGCCCGTGCCTTACGCGCCATAGGGTTATCGGCGACCGCATTGCCGCCCTTGGGCAAGGGGCGAAACCCCTTGCCCTTAAACCAGTCGAGCAGGCGCACCAGTTGCGCGTCATTGCAGGCGGCAAGGCTCATCTGCCCCGACACATCAAAGATGGCCTGTCGATAATCGTCCTCATCCAGCCCCAGTTGGAGCTTGGCGATGTTGGCTTTAGCCAGCATCGAACGACGATGCTGGCTAGCCCGATCAAATTGCGCAGGGCGGGCATTAGCTTTGACAGCACTCATTGATCACCTCCAAAGGCTGCGACAAAGCATCCGATCTCAAAGACCATCAGGCCGGTCGCGATCATCGTGAGGATTGCGGTGATGAGATAGGCGCGGTCAGGGCAACCAAAGATCGCCTGATGCTCCGCGATTACCGCGCGGATCGATTGCACCCAGCGCATCACATCACCCCCCGGCCGGAAATCTGCGCCCAAGCATTTTGCAAATGATCTAGGCCAAATGGCTTTTCCTCGCCCATGGCCAGCATCGTGGCCAATTCGAGCGCGTGAGTGCTGTTGCGCAGGCCGCCGGGCACGAGCGAGATCCGCACGATCAGGTCGATCATATCTGGTTCAGCAATGCCCCATGCGCTGGCTAGTGCTTCAGCGTCCGCCCTCAAAGGCAAAGGCCGCACCATCCGATAGGCCAGACGGCTATAGATCTGGGCGAATGCCTCATCGCGCCCGCCGCCCTCGATCTTGCGCAGCACCGGAATATTGCCCAGCAAAGCTATGCCTGCGCCGGTTTCATCATTGATCGAGCGGATTTCGTCGATCGTCTTAACTGTGGCATGCTGCGTTTCGTCAAAGATCAGCATCGGCTTGTGACGCGACCGAAGGATCTCACCGATGCGATCTGACAGCATCTGCGGCGATCCCTTGGCATTGACCTCGCCCAGCTGCTTGAGGATAGCGAGCAACACCGGCGCGACACCACTCAGCGATGGTTTGAGGGTGATGATCCACACATTGGGGTAGCAATCCCGGAAATTCCGAGCAGTCTCGCTCTTGCCCAGCCCGGCGCCGGTGGCTGCCGCCACTACGCGCCCCATCCGTCCCATAGTCAGGATATTGGTGATGTGCTGCGACGTCGGTGTTTCGAAATAGCCGGGGCGGCTGGGCATTTCGACGGTAACGCGCGAAGAGGCGATCAGGGATTGCCGATACACATTGACCTGTGCGGCCAATTTGCGCTCATCGCCCCGATAGCCCTTTTCGCTACCGAACTGGCTGAGCGTTCCGGTGGGCACACCGGTGCGCTTGCTCAATTCGCTCCAGCTAAACCCCGTGCTGGTCTTGTGGTCGATCAACCACTTGCGGGCTTCCTCGACCTCATTGGTTTCTGCGATGGGTTGCAAGATATCCGTTGGCACTGCACATAACTCCCGTGTTCATCGTTGGACACCGGCGCGTGGGGGAAGTTTCCTAGGCCGCCCTCACGCGCCACCTTTCATTCGACCAGCCTCAGGCCAACCTTGCCTAGGGCCGCGAAATTCCTCTCTTCATGCGCGCTAATTTCCCGCTGCGGGGTAAGCGTCACATCCGGCGCAGCCTTGGTTTTGCGAGCCACATTGCCGCGATGGCGATGGATACGCACTGCACCCGGATCGGGCAGATCAGGGGCTGGCACTCCAGCGGCAGCCTGCAAGGCGGCTACCTCCGCCGCCTCCATCAGGTCGTAAGCGGCCTCAACCGCACGCACGGAATCCCGATAGTTTTTGCGGCGCTTCGATACAGCGTGAGCACCGGCGGCTTCCAAGAACTGCACATCACCAACCGGCTGTGCCGCAAAAAGATAAGCGCCCGAGAAGTCGTAGATGTGGACTTCCTTGGTCAGGTCTTCGGGGTCGTAGCGCACAGTCACCAAGTCGCCGCGAATGCGCCCGCATTCCTCGGCCCAATAGCGATTGCCCAGCAGCTTGATCTCACCTGTGCGGCGATCAACGCGCTTCTGCTCTGCTACCAGCAAAGCGATGCGGAGTTGCTCTGACGATGCCTTACCAATCGTCGCTGTAGCATAGCTTTCGGCAAACACTTGGTCGAAGCTGCGGCCATTGCACACACCGCCGCGCCGCCCCATGCGGGCATTGTGATCGGCGATCCCGCGCTCCACAATCTGCTCGAACTCATCCCACGGGATAGCGCGCTCACCACGGTTCGCTGGCTTGTTAGTGGGGCTATTCCCGGTATAGGCACCCGCGCATTCCGGACCGCGTGCAATGCGATCAGCAAAGTCGCGAAAGCCGCGCTCGATGGGCTTGGCTTGCCCATGATAGACCTGAGCAAAGCGGATCTGAATACCCAAGGATGTCAGCAGACCGGCCGCCTCGCCCTCAATGTGTTTGTAGCGGAAACGCGTTTTCACGCCACCGGTCAGTTTCTTTCCCGCAAAGGTGCGGCTGTTATCGAGCAGGCAGGCCTTGGGGATGCCATAAATCTTGAATAGGTCCGCGAAGGCCAGCCGGGTCGCCAGAAAGTTTTCTGACAGGTCCAGCTTCCAAGCGAGGAACTTACGGCTAAACACATCTTGTATCGCGACCAACACCGGGCGCACTGGATGCTTTTCCGAGCCACCCGGTGGGATCACAAACACATCGAACTCATGGCCATCGATATTAACCAGATCGAGCGCGTTCATCGTATCGAGCTTGCGCCGCTGATCGGGCACAGACCGCTTGAACTCATCCTTCTTGCCTCGCCGCAACAGCATCACGCGGGCGTCCACATCGCGCTTTAGGCGGCGGCGAAAGGCCGCATCCGATGGTAGAGCTTGATTGATGCAGCGATCCTTCGCCACCTTCACCACGCGGTCATAGCAGCTCTTGAGCGTCGGCTGCTCTGGCCGCAGATAGTCGGATAGGAATAGCTTCCAGATATCATCGGGGATTTCGGCCTCAACCCCGCCGCCCTTGCGACGCGGCGCAAGAAAAGGCAGGCGATCGTGCATGGCGATGCCCTTAACTGCATTGAACCAAAGCCAGATGGTCGATGCACCCACATCAAACCGGCGACTCACATCGCTGATCGCGGCAGAGCGCGTCACACCTGCGGCCTCCAGCACATCAATCTCAGCCAGCAGCAACTGACGGCGCGCGGCTTCATTCTTCACTGTATCGGTCTGCCGGTCGAACCAGCGCCATTCACGTGCCTCGCGAGTTTCGGCCTCGGCAGGCTGGGGATGGCTGATAGACAGGCCGCGTGTGGCCAGTTCCAACTGGGTTGCCGGTGGCAAAACGCTAATATGAAACTCAACCCCGCCGCCAACCCGGCCCCGCGCGCGACTGAGCAACTGGCCATCGGCGTCAACCTGCAAGTGCCATGCCTCGTCCTGTGCCTTGCGTGACAGCTTGCGGCGGTCTGTGGGCAGGCCAGACAGGCCCAGCGCCAGCAATTCCGACAGAGAAAACCAGTCGCTGCGCGCCTCGACTTCCGGCGTTTGTGTAGCCATGGGGATAATCTTAGCGCCCACTTACTTGCCTCCCCGGATCAATGGTGCGCGCGCGGCCAAGCGCTGGCGCTCTTCTTTCAGCGCCTGCATCTGGCGGTCGATTTGGCCGAGCCGCGCGGTCTGGATTTCTTCGCCCACCAGCACCGCCGCACCGATCGGTCGGATCAACGTGTCGAGCACATCATGCCGCTTGCTCACCGCCACCAGCGCAAGGAATCGGCTGAGCGATACCCGGTGCCCCTCGCGCGCTGGGCTGGAATAGGCATCCAGCATTGCGCGGCTCACATCATCGCCGAGCAGGATGCTCATCTCGGCGGCGATGATCTCGCGCGGACGCGGATCAGAATTAAGGATCATGCCCACCGCGCCACAGATCTGATGCTCCAGCCCCGCCAATGCCGCAGGCATGCTGGCGGGCTGGGGCGTGTCAAAGCAAAAGCCGATCTGATCGGGGTGAGGCTTGGCCTTAGCCATGCTGCGACTCCTGGTGACGGCACCCAATATCGGCGCGCGTGCCGCAGTAAAAACAGGGATCGCGATCGACATAGACCGGATCAACCTTTGTGGCGATGGTCGCAAGCCGCTGCATATGGGCGGCATTGGTGCGCTCATCGGCCCTAGCCATCATGACCTTCGACGAAAGGATACGGTTGAGTTTTGCGATGGTATTGATCGTCGGCTGTCTGGCTCGCCGGATCGTGTTGAGTGATGCCGCCGGGTTTGGATAAATCTGAGCCAGCAACTTTGATGGACTCAGCCCCCTCATCGCGGCTTCTTTCTCAATATGCGCGGCCAGTTCCGCGCCAGTGCGCAGGATCACCTCAGCCATGATCGCCCCCGTTATCATTGGCCTTTGCCAGACGAGGATCGACGGATGCGCGCGGTTGATCGACCAGCTTGATCGACAGCACAGGCACACGACAAACATCAGCGCCATAATATGGTGTTCCCAGTAGCGCTTTAACGCGGTGCGGGGTCAGCCAAAAAGGTGCAGGCTTCAGATTCATCGGATCACGCCCCTCCTGACAGTGGTGGCAGCCAGATCGTGCGCGTCTCGCCGGGCAGGGCGGGCTGACGCACATCCCAAACCACCGCGCAATAATCGATCATCCCGCCGCGAAAGGCGCGGTCGCCCATGGCCGCGATCATATCGCCGGGCGGCATGCTGGGCCGCTCGCAGAAATGCAGCACATACTGGGGCGGGTGGTCGATCCGCACGAGGCGGCTGCGGCGCTTGCCCATAGCCAGCCATTTGGCGGGCAGGATCATCACCACACGGTCTGTCGCGACGGCCAACGCCTGCCGGACATAAGCCTCGCTGATCGAGACCTTGCGCCCCTTCCACCACACCTTCTTGTAGCTGTAGGGAGGGTTGCACCAGATTGATCGAGATTTGGGCCAACAATCGAGAAACCGGTTGACCTCATTGTCATCCACGAAATCCACGCTGGCCCAGTGAACCGCATCGAGATCGGCAAAATTCTCGATCCGCAGATTATTGACCAGATCGGACAGCAGGATCTGGCCGTCAAAGCCTTCACCCTGCAACCATTCGCCGCTGGTGCCATAGCCGCACGCCGGATCCCAAATGGCCGATCCATTCTCATTTTCGCGCAGGCCAATCGCCTCCACGATCTGGCCCCACTCCCACCCGGCCTCACAATACCAGTCGAGCGGATGGCGCTTGGCCGCACGGCCCGATGAAATCTCACCGCGTGGCATCATCGCCTCCCAATTCTGCGTTGAGCATATCGCGCAGCCGTCTTTTCAGATCATCCGTGCCCAGCATCGCCGGGATGCGGGGCAGGAAATCGCGCTTTTGCGCGATGCCCAGCCGCCCCCATCCGCCCACGATCTGATCATAGAATTTCTGATGCTGCGCCACCGCCGCCGCCGCCGCGCGCGCCACGCCCACCTGCACCAGCGCCTGATCCGCGCTCATTTCAAGGTCAGCCAGCAGCATGGCGATCACATCGCGACGCTGGCTTTCCACCTTTACCGTCGCGATCAGCTTCAACTGACTTGCATTCTCGCCCACCACCGGATGGTGCGCCAGCTGCTCAATCAGGTCGGGAAAAGGCTCGATCAGAAGGTGGAAAAATTCCAGTGACCGGCGGATCGTCCGCTTGTCCATTCCTAGGGCGTCAGCCGCCGATTCCTGCCAACCGTATGCTGCGGACATCTTGTCCGCAGCATCGTCACTCGCAGCTTGCAACGCATCGTCGACCCTGATCTCACCGGATTTTACCTTGGCCCAGCGCGCTGCGGCTCCAAGTTGCTCCTGTTTGAGATTTCCATGCTGGCGCGCGATGCGCTCCTGTGCCGCCCGACACAGCGCAGCGACAAACTTCGCCCGCTCAATCGGGGCCAGCGGGCGCCGGTGCAGGTTCTCGCTGGCCTCCAGATCGGCCAGATCCTCCGGCTTGCCCGAAACCTCAATGGCATAAACTGGAATGCCTTCCTTGCGGGCGCCCACCAGCCGATGCATGCCCACCACCAGCCGCCACGGCTTGGTCGATCCCTTGGCCTGCGCCACCACCTTGATCGGGTCGCGCTGCCCATCCACTGCCATCAGGCGCCCGATGGCGGCGGCCTTGTCTTCATGCAGGAAGCCAATGCGCTGCCCATCCTCCACCGTAGCGGGGTCCAGCTCCATCAACTTGGCATTTTGCAGCAGTTTTCCAGCGGCAATGTTCAT